AAGTTTAAGGCATGTTCCTGCACTAGAATAAGCTGTGTATGATGATGAGTTTGTGTTTAGTAACTCAAATGTAGTAGTAGTTTTATTAGCTATCTTAAAAGTAAAACCATTTAGTTCTGTCATACCAACAACCCCAGTAATCTTAATAGTATCACCATTAGAAAAACCATGTGCCCCTGATGTGGTAACAACCGCAGGGTTTGCCGCAGTGATTCCTGTTATAGTAGCTGTAGTAGTTGCTGTGAAAGATAAACCTGAATCAACAAACCACATATCTGACTTTGTTCCATCAAATTCTTCAGTTATAAATTCTATATACTTGACAGTAGATCCATTTATAGTTCTACTAACAACCAACCAGACCTCGTCTTGTGTTACTCCTGGTATAGATGCAATAGATTTAACTAGTGAACTTGTCCCGCCTAGTATATGTTCATGCCATCCCACAATCTTTTGATTCCTTAGATATGTAACTGCTATGAGTTTACCTGCATCAGTACATGCCCAAATAATATTGTCAGGCTGCTCTTGTAATGTAGTATATTTGATAGGACTTCTACTATTAATATCTTCAGATAGTAAAGTTATATCTACTCCTTTATAACCATCACTCTCAAAGGAATAGCTGAGCTCTAGTAACTTACTACCAAATCTGTGAGTAAATATAGATACATCTTGAGTAGATATTGGAGCTGAATTCTTACAGCTATCTTTTGTAATAGGCTTAATAGTTATATTAGATGGTGTTATCGCTTCATTATTACTAGACGCTGAAGCATTAAAGACACCTCCAGATGTCCCTATAAACAATGACACCCTAGAATCCATCCAATGAATTACATTAGCTTTAGTAGAAGCAATTGTAAATGCCACACTCGAATCTGCGTCTACTGTTCTATTATTAACATCATTATCAGGACTAAAATTCTCAATGTTGCCTGCCTGCGACCCCCAAAGGGTTTGTGGTTTCTCTGTAGTACCCGCGAAGTACAATCTTTGTTCATGAAAAGTAACAGCTGAAGGATAACCTGTAGTCTCAGAAAAAGCACCTAAAGCCCAACCTAGTGATGCTGTTGTTGCACCCATAGGACCATTCTCAACAGTAGCAGTAACCACAGTTGTGCTTGTTCTAGCTGTAATTGTCATATAAAAAAAGGCTGTACCATCAAAGTAACGTAATAATCTACCTACATCAGTTGTCTGAAATCCTGCCCCATCATTTATCTTTGAGATACCACTCATAGTAACTGTAATTGATCCGTTAGTTCCAGAAGGAGTTAAAGTAATATCATCTGTATCCTCATCATAAAAAGGACCATCCTGAAGTAATACCTCTACTAGAGTCCAAGTAGAGTGTCCTGTTCTAGTTAATTTTCTAATAGGGTAACTTGGATGACATATATACATAACATCAGCTGATTGTGCGAAGTGTAGTTGCTCTAGATCAGTCTCAAGATAAGGATTATCTATTTGGTAAATTGGTGTACTTATAGAGATAGTATCTACTTCTATAGTTGAACTTGCAGTTCTATTCTCTAGAGTAATGAATACTTCTCCATTTACTGTAGGGGTAAAGTTAATAGTCTGTGCACTCCCCACAGCCACTGATCCGGTAGATATCTCTGCTCCTCCGGATGTAGTTCCTATAGAGTAATGCATCGTGTTAGATACAACATCTAAAGTTAACGTATACTGGTTAGTTCCTAAAACTAAAGACTGAGTAGCCTTACCATAGTCAACAGAAGTACCTGATATTAAATTCATAGAAGAATTACCAGCGTTATGTGATATAGATCCTGTACCTACCGAAGTATTAGTCCATCCAGAAATATCACTTCCAAACAACCCATTAGTTATAGCCTTATCATCTAAGAGTACACCCTGGTCTTTAAAGAAGCGTATGTAGCCCTCACCAAATTCCATCATGTAAGTTTGAATAGTAGAGAATTCAAAAGGTATTAGTCTAACTTCCTTAGTAGAATCTTTAACCTTAGTAACATATTTAGTTCCTGTTCTTCTGGTTATTCCACCATAAGGATGAATAGTGAAGTTAGTTAAATTCTTTACTCCATTATTATATTGATCGAGATCGACCCTACCCCTAATCTTAGGGGATAACTTTCCAGATGTAAAACTATCTATTGTATAAAAATTCTTTGACATTTATAACTACTCCTAGTCGTCAGCTGATTCGTAGGTTATTCCTCCAGAAGCATCTCCGTAAAACCTTGAGTCAAGAAATGTATCAGTTTCGATAATATAAATACTGTCTTCTTGTGCATCTGTCATCTTAGCTCTTCTGAAAGCTCTTTCACACTGATTTTTAAGTGCTCCTACTAAAGTTCCATTATTTGTTAATGCGTATCCTATCTCACTAGCTAATTTACATGCTAACACATCTGAGAAGCTACTGTCAAACTGAGATACATCAGTAATTTTCTTTATATACATAAGTTTAATTGTATTAGAATTAGTTAGTAGCTTTCTTCCTTCTATTCTATACTCTGCTTTAGTATTGTGTAATCTAACAACCCTTAGACAGTCTGAAGGCAGTTGGTATTCAAACGAGTAACCAAAAGCTGGAGTTGTTGATAGCTTAGCTAGCTTAGCTCTACCAATAGCAAAGTTCCATATATGTGATCTTAATAAATCATCTCTTACAATTTTGTACATTCTATTACACAGCCTTGCGGCTTTAGTATCGTCTGATAGAGACACAATAGAGTTAGCCCCAAGTTTAATTAGTGCATTGTTGCAAATTTCGATTATTGAACTAGCCATTACTTATAAACCTTCCATATAAATTATATTTTGTCTATTTTTAATTCTTTGTTTAGTTGTATCTTACCTCTATTAGCCCACATATATAGTAATTTCCAGTCTTTCTTTGTTGGTCTTTCTTTATATAAGATATGGAAATGAGGGTATGGTGCATCCTCATGACTGTGGAAGTGAGGTACATCTCCTGGAAGATGCATAAAATTATATCTCTGTAATTCTTTATTATTAAAGTCAGATAAGGTATTAAATCCTTTATATAGTATTTTACTATAATCAAACATCTCTTTATGAGTTGAAAAATATAAAGTTATAAAGTCGTATCCTTCTTCTAATTTTATTGGTTGCATTTTTATAATCCTAAAAAGTAAGGGAGGGGACAAGCCCCTCACCAAATTTAAATATAGTCCACTCGAACTACTACGTCACCAGCAGCATCTGTTGCAGCTGCAGTTCCGACAGTAAAGCCAACGTAAAAAAGCCCACCTGGATCCGCTGTTAATCCACCAACTTCCCATGCTTCTTTTTTAACGTCAACAATATCATCTGTATCAAAACGCTTTGATTCCCAAGCTGTTACAGCGGCTTGTAGCCCTGCATCTGCATCTGAGAAACAGTTAGCATCAATTACAGTACCTGATGTTTTACCATTGTCTTTCTGAGTACCACCGATACCAGAATAGTATAGTCCCCAATCACCCTCTAGAGTAGGACAGGCATGAGAATCCAAGTCATCATTCATGACTAGAACATCTAAGATAACTGCATTAGATGGAATTGGTCCAAACAAGACAGTATCACCAGCGTCATCTAGAGCTGTGATTGGTAGAGCGTCTTGGTCGATTACGGTTTTAATACGTCCTTTTTTGCGATCTAAGATTACAATTGGACTTGCCTCAATATTTGTGACGTTTTCGCCTTTAATAGTTGCTGCGGCCATTATACTTCTCCTTAATTAATATGGAAGCTTTTATTATTAGCTTCCGGTTTAAAAGTAGATGGGGGCTACCATGCCCCTCACCCGATCTTATCTTATTGATATAGAACGTCGATTACACGACCTTCTTCCATACGAACAGCACCGAACATCATATATGTTGATACTTGTTGCGCAAAGTTCAAGTCAGGACGCTCAGCGACCTTAACTTCCATATCTTTAGCCATAGCTACTTTCATGCAATCTTTGCTACATAGTAGTCCACGGAAAGTTGAACCAGAAGTTTCATCTTCAGCTCTTTCAGAGTGAATGATTTCTACACCACGAAACTGAGGTAATTTACCATCAGCAAGAGGTTTAGAACTCATATAGTCGAAACTTGTGAAACGGTTATTTGTGTCACCCATAAGGTCCTCAATACCACGTGCGCCAAGAATAAGAACTAGGTCATCAGTCTCGATGTCTACTTCATTCGCTTGTAACATACGCAAAGCTTGGTTAAACTTATCAACAGTAAAACCAGTACCGCCATGAACAATTTGCTGGTTTGAGTCAAAAGCTGTTGAACCAGATCCATCTGCTCCAGTAGCAGCTGAGCCTAGAAGAGCACTTAGTACAACTGAGTCATAGTTCTTACCATGTGCATTAGCTAATTTAACAGCATAGTCAGATGCTGGATCGATTAACATTTTAAGTTTATCAATATCATCTAAGTATGTTGATGCTTCATAACGACGAACAGTAGCCATGCGTCTTGAGTGTGCTGGGTCTTGTAAGTCTGTTACTTGTAGTCGAGCCGTTACTTCAGAAGCTGTAAAGTTTCCGAGACGGTCGAAAAAGTGTTTTTCTCCGTTCGCCATGTCAACAGGAAAAATCCCACGTAGCTTAGAACCTTTTTGTTCTAGTAGCATGTGGAGGTTATCCGAGAACTGGCTAACAAAGGATGCTGATATAGTTGCAGTCATTTTGTTATACTCCTAATTGATTTATATTATTTACTTACTAATTCTCGAACTATGTGCTTTATCCTTTCGGAGCAGTTCTACCTTAACGCTGGCAGCGGACAGTAGTGTTAGGGAGACGTCACTCTTTATCCCCACCTAGTTACCTTCCCTAGTCAGAGGGGTAAGCAATTTCGTATAGTGTTTTAATTTCATTTACAGCAGTCTTATGCCCTTGATGTGAAGCACTTTTGTATGCTTTCATAAAATCTGGATCACGTTTTAGATTTCCAATTTTATTTAGTGCATCATCAGGTGTTACTCCAAAGTGTGCTTCAGACTGAGATTCAGTTAAAGTATCTTCAGACATATCCTTACCAATTTTAGCAAAGGCTTTAACCATTGCAGGATGATTTCCTAGTCCTGTTTGGTTTAGATAATCCATCAACTCTTCTCCACCATAAGTCTTTACGGCCTGCTGTGCTGTGGCTACCTTCTTATCAAAGGCTCCTCCAAACTCTGTCTTTACGTCCTCAATCCATCCTTCTGTCATTTGTTGCTGTTGGTCTTTCATCTCTTGAATTTTAGTTTGTTCCATTTCTGAATACTCACTCAATAGTTCTTTTGCTTGTTTCTGAGTTAACCCTAGTTCAAAAGACTTAGATTTATATCTATCAAGATTTACATCATCCACTTCAGTATCAGGTAAAGTATAGGATTCCTTAGATTCTGGTCTACCTATTTTAGAATAATAACCATCTAACTCTTCATGTGTAAGATCTTCAAACTTTTTACCTAATAGCTGATTTAAATGTATGTAGCTTTTAGCTAGACCATCTACATCCTTAAAATTATGTAACGCCTTTACTTTTTGCAGATCTTCTGACAACATTTCATGCAAGCCTTGCTTAACTTCCTGCACGACTTCAGATGCTTCTTGCAAAACATCTTGTGTAGCTTCTTGCTTAATTTCTTGAGCATCTTCTTTGACCTCTTGAATAATTTCATTTTTTGTCTCCTCTTGTACTGCTGTTGCTTCCTTAGAAATCTCCTCTGTAGTATTTACTGAGGTCTCTTCTTTTGAGATTGTCTCTTTTAGTACTTCTTCCATTCTAGTATTCCCTACTCTCTTGTTGTTTTAGTAATTCTTGCATATCCTTTTCATCCATACCAACCATACTTTGGATTCTTAAGAATACACGTCTCATACCTTCTCTGTAAGCTGAAGCATGCGAATCACCTGCTACATAGGTTGGTCCGTTCTGGCCACAAAACTTAGCCAGATCTTTCATTATCTCCTTTCCTGAAGGAGAATCAAATACATCCTTATATAATTTATTCTTTTTGTTAAACTTATTTAAAACTGCTTTTAATGGATCCATCTATCTTACTCCTCTTCGATATTCCCTTCTTCTAGTAACCCTGCTTTTCCTAGCTTAGCTACACTATCTACACCAGACTCTAATGATTGCATCATCATCTGTTGTTGTTGTTGTTGTGCTTTTTGCTGTCTCTGTTCGTCAACCTCTTCTTCCGATTTAAGTTTTCGCATTGATACACCTAGTATCTCAGCATCTAATCGTATAGCCTTATCTAGATCTAATATATCCAGCAGACCAGGATTAGCTTGCATTAAAGGTAGGTAAGATTGAAGCAGTCGTTGGAAAGCAACCGGTTCTTGCGAACGTTGAGTTCGAGATAGAGGAGAGGAGTACTCAACCTTCAATCCACCTTGTTCTATGAGCTTAGCTACTGCCTCAGGTAATTCAGGCAACAAACCTTTTCTTTCTAGTAAACCATACACTCTTTGTATTGCTCCATTTAAGTACTCTGTTTCTATTCTTCCTACCTGAGGACCAATTAATCTTAATTTCTCTTCTTGTCTCTGTAGAATTTCTTCTCTAGTTACATTAGACTTAATGGGGCTGTTAAGTAGAGGATCAATTGAATAAGCATTTCTAATTGCTTTCTCTCTTATCTCTAACATTTTAAAGCCTATGTCTAATCTAGCACCTGTTTGAAGTGGCTGTATTCTAGGTCTACCATCAATATCAAGACCACCATAGTTTACTCCTCCAGGTCTAGTCTGTAAAGGCATCATAACCCCATCATCTGCCATTAATAGAGGAGGATCTATTTGCTTCTCTGCTCCAACTAACATAATCTTAGACATAACATTTATCATTTTAATATCAGGTAATGCACTCCAAGCAGGGGATCTACCATATGTTTCACCTACTAATTTTGCCCATCTAGGCACAAGATAAGGTAACTCATTATAACCTCGTTCATCAATCATATGTTGATTAGTTAAATCGATATAGTAACTAGCAAAAGGCAACTTAGATGCCAGCTTGTTACTAACTTCATAATCTTCATTAGGCTTCACACAATGTAGAATGTCGAATTTCATATCCGGTTTTTCAGTTAACATCTTTCTCATACCAACAGATAATTTATTTACTCCCCAGAACTGGGCAGCCTGCCTAGCAGTATATTTAAATTTTCTTAGTACTGTATCTACCTTACCTGTCTTATCTTCAGCGATATAGAGCTCTGATAAATGTACTGCCTTAAATCTCACGTCATCACCGCCCATATCGTCTATGTACATACATGCTGTACCATAGGCTACTAGATCAAGAAATAGTTCATGGTTTTGTGATTGAAAACTAGATGTAGGACTATTGAATATTTCATAAATAGTATCAGAAGCAATTTCCAGGAATTCCTTTACCTCAAAAATAGCATTTAAATCTCTTGATCCTGAGCGTAATGTGAACCATCTGCTAGAGGTTGGTGTCATCCCGCTATGCAGTGTAGATGCTAAAAATTCATTAGACTGAATAGCAGTAGTATCAAATAATCTTCTTGTACGCACAGCTCCAGGAGACCTTTTTGTTTTAAAATCTCCTCTGTGAGGCAGAACATACTCAGTAATGTCATCCCATGTAGATTCATAGGGAGTCCTCTGAGAGGCTAGCTCATTAAATCTTCTTATTACGTTATGTAGCTTTTTGCTTGAACTCATATCATTAGGCTCCTAATAATGTTTTCTTTTCTACTATAGGTTCATCTTCTAAACCTAGTCCACTAGTCTTAATTGTAGAACCTAACCCATTTGATCTAAGTCTTCTTAGTCGCTCTTCTTCAGCCTTATCTAGTATTGCTGGATCTTCTGCCGTAGGTATATCTGGTGCAGGTAATAATGCTTCTGGCTGTGGTAATACCTGCTGTTGTGGCATTGAAGGTTTTGGTGCTAATACTGTTGAAGCCACTGTAGCAACTGCTGCTATTAAAGCTGGTACTACAACTGCGAATCCGCCCATGTTACTTCTCCTAAAAATTAATTATAATATTGATTAAAACCCTAGACTACTGGTCTTTATTGTCCCACGTATTCCACCTGAGGTAATTTTTTTGAATTTACTCTGCTTAACTGCAGATTGATCTACTTGAGGTGCTAAAATTGTAGGTTCTTATGATCCAGACCATACTTACCCATTACTCTTCCTGCCATATCATATCCCTTAAATTAATTATTTTAACATATTTATATTTTATTGTCAACCTTAGTAGTCATAAGGATCAAAAGAATCCAAGTTTTGAAAAGAAGACCTTTTCCTATTTTGCAATCGTCTCATAGTCTCATCATAAGATACTGGTTTACGTACAGTTACTGCTAAGTATCTAAACGCATCTGCGGCGTGACTATGTTTGTCATGTAACGGACTTGTAGAGTACGTACCTAGTACTTCATTAAATGTAGATCTATAGTTTCTCAAGGATACTATGCCTTCTTCACATTTCTCATCATCAAAAAAGCACATAGGTAAAATGGACCTAACTGAGTTAATACCATCCTTAACACTAATCTTAGAAGCTACTACGCATTTTAGACCTAGCGATCTTAACTGCTCTATTCTAGTCTTACCTGTAGATAAACTACGCTGTTTAGCATCGTGAGGTAGGATATGATAATCATAAGTATAAGGCTTACTTCTAACTTCCTTAGCATAGAAGTTTAGATTCTCACCTGAGCTTTCTAAATAGTCTATAACTCTTATCTCACTACCAATTAATTGAACAAACCAAATACATGTCTTATCATTTATTCCTAAATCCCATGCAGTAACTACCGGGGTATTTGAATCCCATAACACTCTTCTTATATGGTCGTCCTTATCTAGTTGAGTAAATGTCTTACCATAGTAGGTTCCTTGTACCGCTGCCGTAAAGGAGCATTCTAATTCTTGATCAAACTCTTCTTCCGACAACTCTGACTTCAGAGCCTCAAGCTCATAGTCATCTAAAATTTTTGTCTGTGAAGATTTAAGTGTAATACTAAACCAACTCTTATCAGCCACTGCTCTCTTATATAAATCATAGAAGTAGTTCTGCCCCTTAGGTGTCCCAATAAATACAGCCCAACCTTTTCTATCTGCTAAAGCAGGTCTAACAACCTGACCCCATACAGAGGAAGGCATCTGTGCTACCTCATCCATAACAACCCCGTCAAGGTATAGCCCACGAAGACTATCTGGATTCTCTGCCCCAAGAACAAGTATCTTAGCACCATTAGGTAATTCACATCTTAGTTCTGATTCGTTATACTTTACTCCAGGTATTGCGGAAGTGTACTGTTTCAAGTAATCCCATGCAATTGCTTTTGCTTGTTTCATAGTCGGAGCTATATAAGCGTACTGAGGTCTACGTTTATCGTTTACTAAGGCTTTTCTTATTATCTCATTAATACAGAATACAGTCTTCCCAAAACGGCGATGACAAACAATAACATTAAATCTCTCTAAAGATTCATGCAATATAGTCTGTAGAGGCCTAGGAGTGTAAGGTATTTTAATCTTCATTATTTTTCACCAGAGCTTTTGCGTTTCTATCTAATCTCTGTTTATTAAGGTTATCCTTAGCTTCCTGATAATCCAAAGCAAAGTCTACGCCATACTCATCAGCCATCATCAAGGCTTCTCCCGTCTTCAACAACTTTCTCTTCTTTCTCTCCCTCAGGAACTTTATTAAGTCCATCCAAAATCTCATTACTCTCTCCTTCTTTATCTCCGCCTAGTAACTTCCTAGCCGCCTCTAACTGAACATTATACTCTTCAGGTGTCATATCAATTAAGTTCTTTGGGTTACTAGAATCCACCCATTGTATTTCTATCTTTCTCTGCTCAAAGCTATGAGACTCTATATTAGACAACTTAGGTGCCTGGTAAGGCATTAATTTATTTGAGATTCTCTCTACCTCAGTTCTACTCTTTGCCGTTTCCAGTAAGTACTCCATTGCTTTCTTGGCATTCTTACCGTAAAGTTTTACTTCTTCCTTACTTAAAGAGCCCCCTTCAATTTCTTTACCTTCTGTTCCACGTTTTTTTCTTTTCCCGACATTCCCGGTATAACCCTTAATGAAACGTCCGCGAACGAGCACTAGTCCTGTATCCTTAATAGTTATCTCAGACTTCTGTAAATCTGCAAACTTCTCAGGGTCTGTTGCCTTACAGTGCTCAAACACTTCATCGATAGAAGGACTACCTTTTTTCTTAGGCATGATGCTTACACCACGATAGAATCAAGTAACCATAAAATATGTTAAGCACCAAGTAATGACAAGTGTTACCGCTCCCACGGAAACCCTGGTATGTCAATCCAATTCCAAAACCTTTTTTAATATAATTAATTCCCATTTTTTAACTCCCCTTACGCCACCTACGTGGTCTCCAAATTTCTGCCGATTGTATTTAAGTTCAATAAAGTAGTTCGGGCTTTTTATAAAATAAAATTTAAGTGTGGGCTTTTGTATTTCAAGCATTAACTAAGTAGTCATTAAAACCTAAAAAAATCTGTGTCAAGTACCCCCTTTGTGTTACGAATTAGCCACTTTGTCAAGTTTTTTCCCGCCCTTTTGCTATGTTAATTTATCATACACCCCCTCTTTTATATGCATAAATATCATACATGCACATAAGACATAGTAATGAGTGTACCACACATGCAATCGAATGTCAAGTCTTTTCTATACATGATTATATCTCATGGCTGATCTGCATTATACCATGGTTGCAATTAAATGTCAAGCCTGGTTCTAATAAATAGAAGGTAGCTAAGTACCTCTACATAGAGTTATCAATACAGAATACTCGAATGTAAGTATATCACATTTGACAACAAGAGCGCAAGTACTACTTTACTACTATTTAGAAATAAATTCCTTGACTTCCAGGTTTGTTTGGGCATGTAAATAATCATTAGCCCAAAGCTAGTAAACCCTTACGTACCAAGGGTTACAACCTATATGTATAACATGTATAACAAGTATAACATGTAGTACAACTTTAGTGGAATAAAGAAAGTACTTGAGGCTTATAACACTACTATTAGCCTAAGGCTCGACTACTAATAATAATGTAAATAACCCTTGACTATATTCCTCACTATGCTATACTAAAGATAGAGGGTAAGTTTAAATACAAAGATAGGGAGATTATCATGACACATATTAGGCAACAGGTTATATTACAGGACTGGGTACAAGGACAATACTTCAGCGTAGCAAGTACTAGCTGTGTAGTCCAAGAGGATACTCAGGAAGAAGGTACATATAAATTAGGATTTGATATTGATTATGAAGTAGAGGGTCTGTATTCTTGTAGACTCCTTTGGAAGGATACTAAACTATTATTAAAAGAATACGTAGGTAATACGGGTAACACTAAGTACTACTTAGCTAGAGTTATCTAGTACGACATATAACATTACTTTGTACTCGACTATATTGTAACTATGGTCGAGTTAACTATGCCTTATATCCACGGTCTTTAACTTCCCTATTGTAGTATATTCGTAAGTTCTTTATAAGCTCAGGCGTAACTGACGGATCAGTAAATTCAAAGAAACCTGAGTAGTCACCCTCACGGGTCTTCCATACATTATGATTATCAATTAACTTGTAGGATTCAAGGGCCTTTATGAGGAACTCTGATTCCGCTTTTTCATACCCTCTGAACTCGAATAGTTGATAGTTTGCACCTAGCATATTACTTGCTTTCCTTATCTTTAATTAGTCTAACTGGGTCAATGAACAACTTACTATTAAGGTGATCTATTTCGTGCTGAATAATTCTAGCTAGGAATCCAGACACTGTAAACGTCTCTCGAATTAATCTACCATAATTATCCATAACATCGCTCACTACTTTGATGTCTAAGGCTCTTCGTTTCAGACAAAGATGCTGTCCTTTACATACTGACAAGCAGCCCTCAAGAGAGGTCCACATCGACTCGCCAATAGGCTCATAGGAAGGATTCACAAGGATGCTAAGAGGTATGTGTCTGTCTTCTACTATAAAAGCAGGGTGAACTAAAGCAACGCTCTTCTGCACGCCTATCTGAGGGGCAGCAATTCCAACTCCATCTGCCTTCACCATAGTCTTATACATAGATCCAACTAAGGCTCTAAAATCATCTCGGTTATCAATCGTATCGGCTGTTGTGATAGGAATAATATTACCTACAAGAGCATCATGATCTAAATGTAATTTAGATCTATCTTCAGTCAGTGCTTGTAAAATCATATGTACCTTATCAATGTGCTTCATTTTCATATCTCTATCTACCTTTAGCTTCGTTAACATATAACCGTGCAATCATTGACTTAGCCTTACTAACCATCGTCGTACTACTATAGGTCTTACCTGAATCTAGTCTCTTCTGAAACTCTATGCCCATAATAAATAAATCTACACCGTTCAATATTGCATAATGCTCTGCATCCGTTAGGTATTTACCATAAGTCTGACTCATTAACTGTACCATAATTACTTGATACTCATTATCTAGAGGTAACTTTATCCCACCATTACTAGCTAAATGCATCATAATAACAGAGTGAGGATAGATCTTTAGGGTATCGCCTGAGAACATTATAATAGTACCCGCAGACATAGAATAGCCTTTAACGTGGACGTTAACTGTCCCAGGAACTGATCCAATCCTATCAGATATCTCCATCATTGTCATAACAGACCCGCCAAAGCTGGTTATTGTGAGCTCTAGAGTATCATTACTGTCCATCTTATCAAGGATCGTAGATAACTTACTATCTACTAATCTATCAACATTACGCTGCACATATTTGTAAACTAATGCTTTCGTGTTGTTGAATGTATGTTTTTCAATTCCTACATCAAGCTTAGCACAGGCTGCTATTACTACTATCAACCCTAAAAGCATGAAGACGCCCATTAAATCTCTGAATATATCTTTCATCCTACTAACCTCCCCAATCATCTATTAACCAAACAGTACGTGAATTACGTACATACCAACAGCTACTGCCATCATACAACTAGCTATTATCATAATCTCAATTTCATAATTCATCATGCCTAATCTCCTATGTTACCATCTAAGAGCTACTTCAACAATAATAGCTCCCACTAAACTCATTACAACTACCGTAACAACAACCTCTAATATTAACTTGACTCGCCTTGTAACGTATTTCACATATTCATTTAAACGTTCCATTTGCTTACCTTTCCTGTTATTGCTTTTCCTTTATCTTCATACCTTATCATAACATGTACGTCTACCAAAGTCAAGACTATTATATTCCAAGTAAAGTATAGGCTTACGCTTGTATGCAATATAATCATACTACTCCGCTATTCTACTAGTTCAATATTAGCTAATTCACTATTTCACTTATGCAATATACGCATAGTTAACTTGCAAACCTGCGAAAGTATAGCTACCGAGTACTAAGCAGTAGGGTGACCCTTGGGGTCCCCGATGATAAGTTCAATATGTAATTTTAATTGCGTTTGGACTCAACCCAAGTTTTATCCAAATTATTGAAATAAAAGAGGGGGAATTATATTTTAATAAGCTCAATCTAAAATTTAAGTTGATCTTGGGCTACGATTTAAACTTTATTTTCAAGCTCGTAAAGTTATATTTACTTATAGTTATATATATATATATTATATTTAAATACAAAGTTATTATTTATTTGTAATTCTATTAGTAATGTTATTTAAATATATTTATTAGTATTTTAAGTTTAGGTATGTTTAAAGTTTCACTTTTTAACATACCAATTAAATTACTATCTTATTTAAATTATATTCTTCCCTGATCTATCTTAACCTTCAAGTAACATTCTTTGAAATGATGGGAAAGCGAGCAGCTCCCCAAAATTAAAACAAGAACTAGATTTTACTAGGATTATTTTACTTGAAGGGCTTTCAGCGTAAATAACACATACAAACCTACCTTAGAATACCTCTGTAAGGGATTTTAAGAAGCACTAGGTGTACTTAAATAAGATTTAGGCTTACTTGTAGCTAAAAGATATTTACCTATGTCTAGTGGTCTTTAAAACTATGCATGGTTTTTTATTAATAATTCATGCAACTCTTTATATTTGCTTGTATATGTAAACTAATTCTTTAAATTTGCAGTAAAATATAAAGGAGGTTATTTATATGTATCAGTAATTAATACATTTACCTTGACAATAGGCCATATAGATGCTAAACTTAAAGTTGTTATTGCGAGGTAAATATGAGAATAAGTAAAACAGCATATAAGAATTTAATACTTGCTCATGAGATAGAGAGGGAGTTAAACAAAGAAGAATTTAACAAAAGGGTTGAAAAAATGAGTGAAGAAAACGAAGAATACGGTACCTTACCTTTACCTTCTGAACTTGTAGCAGAGTTAGATAAGTTTGTAATTGGACAAAAAGAAGTAAAGAAAGCTATATCGGTAGCTATTATATCTCATCTTTATAAGACTGAGTTTAATTTTGCAGTAAAGGCTAAAGAACAAATAAATGAAATCACCTTCACTTCAGACGATATAGGGGGATATTCCTCCTTCACCTTCCCAATGTCAGATATTTATATGGGACCAATGAATAATAAAGAAGAAGAAGTTAATAAACCAGTAACAGAGGATCCCTTCGCTAGATTAATAGAGGAATATCCACATAAATTAAAAAAATCCAATATACTAATAGCTGGACCTACAGGATCAGGTAAAACACATTTAATTAATAATCTTTCACAGATACTTGATATCCCATTATTTAAAACAGATGCAAGTAGTTTAACAGCAGCCGGTTACACAGGTGGTGATATTGACGACATCTTTAGGGGACTCATAGAGAGCTGTGGCAAAGATATAGATAAAGCTGAGAATAGTATTGTTTTCATTGACGAAATAGATAAGATTGTTAAAAGAAACACAAGAGATGGCAACGACGTGGGCGGATTAGAGGTACAAAGTCAGTTATTAAAGCTTCTTGAAGGTACTGAAAAAGTTATACATCCAAGACATGGTGATAATTCACCTTCAGTTTTACTTGATACCTCTAATATTCTGTTTATTTTTGGTGGAAGTTTTGCTGAGCTAAGAGAATCAATTAGAGAATCAGTCAAGACAAGTTCAATAGGATTTAATAATACTATAGATAAAGCTGATGAAGATAAAGGAGAACGACCTCTGACTCACGAAGATATTATAAATTTTGGGTTTATACCTGAGTTTGTAGGTAGGTTGGGTCCATTAATTGAAACAAAAGAGTTAACAGATAAAGAACTGAAACAAATACTAGTAAAAACTGAGGACTCTCCAATAAAACAAGCAAAAGTTATGTTTGCTATGTTGGGATTAAGGTGGACAAAAAAATTAGAGAACCAGCTAGTAAAAGAAGTAGTTGAAGACGCTACAAAAAATAAAACAGGAGCTAGAGGACTTTTTTCTAGCTTAGAAGAGAAATTAAGAGATCATTATTATGAGTAGGATAAAATTAAAATGCATATAGGACAAAAAGGACTAGACTTAATAAAACACTTTGAGGGATTCTTTTCTACCGCTTACTTATGCCCAGCTAACGTATGGACAATAGGCTACGGACACACAAAAAACGTTAAAATGGGAATGAAAATATCCAAAAGTGAAGGTGAAGAAATTTTAAGAACAGACATGGTTCATTATGAGAAGTTTGTACGGAAGTACGTAAAAGTAGAACTAACACAAAATCAATTTGATGCTCTAGTTAGCTTTGTATTTAACGTAGGAGGTGGTGCCTTAAGTAGATCCACGTTACTAAAAAAATTAAACAAGGGCGACTATAGTGGAGCAGCGAACGAGTTTAAAAGATGGAATAGAGGAGGAGGAAGAATACTAAAAGGATTAACTAGAAGAAGGAAAGACGAGAAAAAATTATTCCTTGACAAAGACTAATAGCTATGCTATAGTATAAATAATAGAGAGATGGAGAAAATAATATGAGTAAAAATAATAAAGAGTTTAATGATGAAGGTAAAGTTGGAGCTTTATTTAGTAACACGAGTAAAGCAGGTAATACTTACTTCACTGGTTTCTTGAATGGAATGCGTGTTGTAGCTTATGTGACAAAAGGTAAATCTAAAGAAGATGGGCGTGAGCTCACTATTTTAAATGTCTTTGAGCATACAGATTCTGCAGCAGAAACAGACAAGAAGGCAACAACTACCTCTACTAAGAGTAGTAAGCCTAAATCTAAATCAGTTGAAACACCCTTCTAAATAACATAAATAATAATAATAACATAAATAATAATAACAATGAAATTTAAGCCCGGATTAACCCCCCGGGCATTTTTTATAGCCAATATAAATTAAGTTGATGAGGTCCATTTGTAGGTACTATAGTTAACTTCTCTCCATACACAAACTGCCAATAAGCATATCTTAGTTTATTTCCAGGCATAAATCTCCCCTTAACTTCTAAGTATACCTTTTCATCATTGTTCTTTGTAACAATAAAGTCAAGAGTATAGCTAAATCTCTTACCTCCATCCATATCAGGTAGAGTGTAACGCACCTGTTTTTGTATTTTCTTTATCTCCCCTAATTTTAAGAGTTCACATAACATAATATAATATTTAAGTTCAGCCTTAGAATCAAACTTTTCTCCTTTGTAAATAGCTTTCGTTGAATTGGACCACTTCTTATTATTTTTATTATACACCATAATTTCCCTTGCTTTTTATTTAATATCCTGTATAATAGTAGTATAACATAAATTACATCGAGGAGTAAAGGATGCACAAGATTAAATCAGAGTTAACAAATGGAATAGTAAAATTACTAGGAGGAAGCTCTGTTCAAAGAGCAGTAATATACACAATAGGACATATAATAATAGCTTCCATTTGTAATTATCTTATAACAGGTGCTAGTTTAAACTTAGCAGCTATGGATGCAATCATAGAGCCCTTGATAAACGGTGTATGGTTTTACATTTTAGATCATATGTTTGTAGGTAAAAAATAGTCCTTGACATTCTTTATCAGTATGATATACTAAAATAAGATACAAGATAATAGGAGACAACATGGAAAAAAAATATTGGACATTCGCAGATTATTATTTAAGTGATGCAGAATTTAACACTAAGGAGGAAGTAATGACACATTTAATTGAAGATTATTTTGATCTAAGCGATTTTGATGCAGAGTTTGGCTCTGATAAACTTGTTGAATTAGTTGAATTTTACTATGATCAAGAAGGAAATAAAATAATTCATGGTACACTTCCTTTTACTGTTAGTGTTGTAGATCTATACGAAGAAAGAGCATAATAACAAGAATAAAAAGAGATAGATATGAAAATAATAAGAAAAGTTTTAAGTAACAAACAGGACTGGTTAGATTTAAGAACAACAGTTATTACAGCTACGGAGATGAGTTGTTTGTTCTCCCTGAACCCCTACTCTTCAGCTAATAAAATGTTTAGTAATAAACGCCACCCTGAATTTATAGAAAATGCCTACACTAGAATAGGTAAGATCCTAGAGCCTGCAGTTGTTTTAGCAACTAATATGGTTTTAGGATCTAATTTTTTGGAAGAAAAAGGAATAGTATTTTACTTAGATGACAAAGCGCCTATAGGAGCAACTCCGGATGCTATAGAGAAAAATACAATACTAGAGTGCAAATCTACGAGTGAGAAAAATTTTCATGAGAAGTGGGATGAACACCCACCCTTGTATTATATATTACAGGTACAGGTACAGCTAATGTGTACAAAGAGAGAAATAGGGTACATTGCAGTACTACCTACAAATCTAGCACCTTCTTTTTTCAATGAACCATTAAAAATAAAAGTATATAAAATAACTGCAAGTAAATGTCTACAGAATATAATGCGCACAACAGCAATGAAAGCGTTTGAACTTTATATCGAAGGAGTATCGTACATATCTGATAGAGTAATGAATGGGGATGTAAAGCAACTCCTAAAACAATCAGTTCAATTTATAGATTTAGAAGGGTAGCTATTATGTACTTACAACCTGAAGAAAGATTAGTACTTGCAATAATAAGACAGGCTATACAAGACTTATATTCTACAGATAAAGAAATAAGTGAGGAAGCAAATAATTGGTTATTTTATGATGAAGAAGATTTTGTCTTTCTTGTGTCACTAACTAGAATGAATGCTAAAGAACTTAGAAAGAAACTTATTGAATATACTGTCCTATAGTTTTTTGTTTACTTTTGTTCTTATACTTGGTATAATATAAGTATAGACATATTAATAAAGGAGTTAGTAAGATGAAAGTTAGTTTAAATAATATTACATTATTCTCAGAAAGAATTATAGTAAGAAATTCTAACGAACTTATGGATACCTTCCAAGAAACAGGACATATCACACCTAATATTAAAAAAGATGGTACAATAGGTTGTTTTTCAGTAATGGTTGACTCAGATAGCGAACTGATATTAAAATCTAATATCTTATGGGAGCACAGAATCAAGTCAGATGGGAATAAAAGCTACAAAGAGCTTGTAGCTACGCATGGTCCCTATTATAATAAAAGTAAAACTAAGAAGACATATATATTAACAGAAAGAAAGGCTGCATAACATGTATTCTATAGGTCAAAAAATTTATATACAAAACAAGTTTGAAGGAAAAAGTTCTACAGAGGAAGATAAGGACTTTTGGTTTAGTAGGCATATAATTTACGCGATAGTCAGCAGTGCAGGAGAAGCAGGATTTAGAGTAGATGTACCTTCCACATTAGTAGTAGAGCTGCCAGCTAGAGTACTATGGAGGGAAGTTGAATATGAAGTTACATCTGTACGTATCTCAGAAAGAATAAAGGGTAAAAATAGTTTTACTATGCAGAAAATAGAATATTACGAAGATGACTATAAGGAAGATATACATAAGCCTTGGGCAGGATTAGCAAGGGGTGTAGAGGATTTTAGCTCTTTCATAAATAAATTATTAGAATTAAAAAAGGATACCAAATAACATGGAAAAGAAACAAGTTTTAATTGTAGCACAAAACGCTATGGCTCATGCTGTAAATATAATAAAGCACAATTCAGATGGTAAGAAAATACAACTGGATGACGTAGTAGCTGCGGCAGAGATAATCACAGGAGAAATGTTAAGAATAGCTGAATCGTTAGGAGAAAGTTATAAACCTAAGGGCGGATTTAGGAGATAGTTAATGTCTAAAAAGAGAGTCTCATTAGATATAGAAGCAGATAACTTATTACATGACGTT